ATAGACCGAATCCGGCTCGAGTGCAATGAAATAGGTTAGGGTTTCACTCTCAGACTGATTGGTGAATTCCGCAAGGCACTTCTTAGAAATAGTTACGTTGTAATTGCCAGGAAGAATTTTGATGTTCTCAACTTTAAAGTTGAAAGTAAACTCATCTTCAGTATCACCAACAATAATAGAATGGTCATTTGAAGTATCATTCTTTTTATCGCGAACAGCCAAACGAATGACACCTGCACCACCAATCACAGATAGATCAGGAAGATCTAGAGTATTTGCTGCCTGAAGAAGTTGACTCAAATGACTTGGAGTAATTGCAAATGAAACATCTTCACTGGGAAGAGTCAATTCTTTTTCTGGAGGAGATACAATGACATTAGGATCAGCAAAGAAATAGCGAGAGCGATTACGTCCTTCTCGAACAGTTACGTAACTATCATCAGTAAAATCTAGTTCAGGATCTTGATATAATCGGATCACCTTCAGAAACTGTGGTAGATCATAGATTGCAAATGATTTTGCAAACTCTTCTTCAACTTGACACTCTGCAAGAATGTTCTTCATTACAGAAATAGTGCGAATCTTTTTGCCAGCTTGAATATAGATTGACTGATTAATATCAGAGAAGTTGTTCAGAATAGCAAGAGTTTGCTTAGAAAGTTTCATAATTATCAGAAGGAGGGGTGTGGAGACCAGAGAAATGGTAGAGAAGGATACAGTAGTGGATTGCCTTCAGAATGTCAAGCTTTGACTTGCCATTCTTCTTTCCAAAGCGGGAAAGATATTTTATTGCATTAGATCGACAGAAAGGTTCAGCATCACCGATACTTTCAATCAAATCGAGAGTCTGGGTTTTAGACTCTTTGGAAGTGTAGTGAGATTTATAAGTTCCAGAAAGATATTCACGGATCTCCTTAAGAGTTTTATCTTCTTCATACTGCCAGAATTTATTTTTTTCAGTGGAGTCTAGATTCAATTCAATTCTATCAACTCTCGAACCAAGTGCTTCCATATCACTATGCCCCCAGGGTGGCATATGATCATTACTATTCATCATTTCTTCCTTAAGTTTTGCGGTCAATGCGTCATCATTTGGGGAGCCTAGTGTAATAGAACCATTCGTATCAGTTTCTGGAACGTTGGAAATGTATTTCTCATAAGCATCAGTTGCAAATGAATCTAGTGGATCGTCATTCATAATGTTGTTGTTGTTCATTTCGTCGTAAAGCAAACTCCAGGAGTTAGTCACATTCTACACCTCTTCAAACATAAATGCAAGTGAAGTTCTACAATCCATAGAAAATCTATTGGGAGCTCCTCCTCGGTGGTCTAATCTAGCATTGAATAAACATCCTGTATTTGGAACTGGATTAACATTGATATATTCTCCACCTTTTGTAGTCACAACAAACTGTCCATCCCAGGTGTAATTCCATTCCTCATTGATATAGATGACAAATGACCAAGCAGGATTTAATCCGTCATCGTCTGTATAGTCAACATGCCAATCAGACTCCATACCAAAGAATTGAAAGTTAGTGTTGATTCTACACAACCGCAGATCCCGTTTTAATATTTTTTGTGCAGCATATTTGGCATAAATTGAAGCATCCATGAATTTGAAATTCCACCCTATACCATTGTTAAACACATGTTTAAGGTGCCCAGATTGATCAACATGTTCACCAAATCTGGGTTGTCCAGGATTTTCTCGTTTGTTCCAAACAATATGATTGTAAACAAACATAAATTCATCGTAGATCCCATCGGCATAATCATCAGAAAAAATTTCTGATACCAGAAATACCTCACCGTCTTCAGATAGTTGTTTCCACTTCATTGTCTTCAAAATTTACGTCAACATCAACTTTGTCATACAGTTCCATAAAAGACTGTTTAGTTTCATCATCAAAACGATTTAGGCACATTTGGATTGCTTTAGCTTTATCACTAAAGATTGAATATGCACGTACAATGTGAACTAAACGACGAGTACTGATTACTTCTTCTACACCACCATCATAGAATGTTTTACGGATAATATCCGCCCAATCAACCAGACGGTTAACAAATTGATTATCATCACAAATCTTACTGAGGATTCGTGATTCGATAGGAGGAGATGGATAAGATTGCTCAAAGGTTACAGGAAAACGCTCAAGAAATGCTTCGTTGAGAACGTTGGTACCAATGAAACGGCCGTCGTCAGAACCCTTACCCTTAGTGTTGGCAGTAGCGATGACGTTGAAACCAGCAGCAGGTTGCACATAGCGACCAGTCTTCTTCAGAAAGACACCCTTACCTTCAAGGATAGATTGGAGACAAAGGATTTTGTTGCTAGCAAGATCAACCTCATCTAAAAGCAACACAGTTCCCCTTTCCAGAGCCTCCACAACTGGTCCATTATGCCATACTGTTTCGCCATTAACAAGACGAAACCCCCCAATAAGATCATCCTCGTCAGTTTCAATGGTGATATTCACCCGAATCAATTCCCTATTTAGTTGGGCGCAAGCTTGCTCAACAGAGAACGTTTTACCATTTCCCGAAAGACCTGTAATGAACGTAGGATAGAAATAACGGGAGTGTATGATTTTACGAATATCTTTGAAGTTCCCGAACGGGACATAATTGTCGTCTTTGCTAGGAACAAGGTTCTGATCTTCCCGATCAGGAATACGAATAGCAGGAGGTGCCTGATAAGTTTTCTCAAGATTTTCTTGCACAGTCAAATTCCATTTACCGCGAGAAACTTTGTATTCATTGATTTTGTTGGTGACACTTTGATAATTGTTACCATTCATGGCACACCATGCACGAATATCCCCAGAAGATACCGTATCACCATAGAGGGACTTGAGAGAGGAAATAATGTAGTCTACTGATAGTGCCATGGGTGGGTTGTTTCAACAAAGTAATTATACAAAAAAAGGGAGCACTTTGGAGTGCTCCCTGTGACACTTTAAAAAGTGGATCACTCCTCTTCAGATTCTTCTTCCTCCACTTCTTTCACTTCAGGTTTGGGTAGGGGCTGAGGTTTTGGAGCAGTGGGTCGGACGGGTTTTGCTGCAGGAACTACCTGTGGTTCTTCATCCTTTAGAAAACGATCTGTAAATCTTCCCATATTTATTATGCATTGCTGCATTATTTATGCAACAAGACTCATAAATTCGGAAAGAATCTGCTTATTCATCTTCTTACTCTTCAAACTTTTGATGAAAGCACTCTTAATTTGGGATTTAGTTGCAGTGGTGTTGACATCAAACTCAGTATTTTGAGACAAAGCATTTGCAGACATACCAAAGTAAGTTGTATACCCAACATTTTTCATAGAAAAACTACGATTCTTTTTCCAAACATACTCTGCCTTTTGATATTCATCATTAGTGAGATACATTTTCATAAACTTACTAGCTTCTCTTGGTGCCAGAATACGGATACCAATAAAGTTAGTATTTGAAAACCGATCACGAAGATTGTTAAGTAGAACACTAGTAAACTCATGATACCCATAACCAAAAGAATAAGTTCTTCCAAGTTTTCGATCACGCAAGAAAGTGGAACCAGGGATAACTGAACGACATCCAATATATCCTTCAATATTATTACGATAATTAATCTTAACGTGACGATGTAGTTGTGAGGCTTCACCATCTGTCAAGATAACACATTGCACTTTTTGCAATTTATTTTCTTTCTGGAAGTTTGGAATAATTTGATGTAGACAAACTATTGCCTCATTCAAAGGAGTTCCAGAAAGAGAAACTTGAGGGGGAACGGAATAATTTGAACAGTAAGTGTATTGATATGCAATTCTCCAAATATTCAAAACACAAGATTCAAACTTAGAATTCTTGATTTTACTGCTAAGAATATTCATAAGATTAAAATCTTTCGCAATCTTAAAAATATCTTCTCTAGGTTCATAACTATATTCTGGAAAAACTGGTTTGTTGGTTTCGGTATAGGTCACATGAGCCCAGTTATTTGTAAATGCATAAACCTCAAAGGGAATATTTACTTTTTTACAGAACCAGACAAGATTCATCAGTTGCTTAAAAGTATCAAGCAAAACATTACCCATAGATCCACTCCAGTCCAAGATAAAAATCAAACCATGATTCTTACCATCAGCAAGAGTGGTTACTTTGCTGAAAAGATCTTCATTGTACTTGTAAGTATGAAGTTTGGAGCAATCGAGAACACCAGTGCGAGCAGTGGTAGCGCGAGCATATGAATCAGCAGCTTTCTTACATTCAAACTCCTTCACAAGATAGTTGACTTCTTTCTGTCCTGATTTTTTAAATGTTCTAAACGCCAAATCTGCATTTTGGAAAACATTCTCATATGGGATATCATATTTGTTAGAACGCTCTATACTAATATTATTTTGTTCTACCCAATAAGATTCAACGTAAGAGTGATACTTATCATAATCAATAATTATATTATCAAGATTCAAGTTTGGAATCTCAACATAAGTGTTTTCATTATATGGATTGTCATCTACAAGGTCTTGAAGGTTTTGCTCTAGAGCAGAATCAGTTTGAGATTTTGGCTCGTTATTCTCATCACTATTGTAACTTGGAGTATCAAGATCTGCAGGATCTGGTGGTTCTTTATCTTCATTAAGATCTACAAAATCAGAAGTGGTATCAAGTTGACCATCTTCTTCAGAGTCGCTATCAGAAAAACATTCTCTCCCATCATTATCAACAGAACTCCCATCTTGAAGTGGAGATTCTGGTTGCATTTCCTGTTGATTTTGTTGGGATTTGCAATATTTGTAAATTTTCTCTGATACATCAAGAACCTGATCAAAAGTTTCAGTATCAGCAACTAGTTTTACAATTTCACGTTCATCAAAATTATTAAAAGAAATATCTACAAAATTACCAATCTTAAAATAAAGGTTGATTCTATCGACAAGATTCATTGTATCAACATCTTCATTCTCAATGTCAAAGAAATCCTGATTAGATAGTTCACAATATCCCTTATAGAAAGTTTTTAGGAGACCACCATACTTTCGTTTCATAAGTTTCTCAACGCGAACATCTTCAACGATGTTTACAAATGATGGAGGAATCTTTCTATCCTCACTCCAATCAATATCAGGTGTAAACAGTGCATGACCCACCTCATGCCCCACCAGAAGATCGTATATG